GAAAAAGAAGTAGGAGAAGAATTAAATCAGTTCAAATATTCATTCAAGGATTGGTTGAATCATTTAAATAGGAGCAAGCAACAAGATATGATAAAAACAGGATGGGTGATGACAAAAGATGAAAGACTATTAACATTAACACCACAAGAATTGAAAATAATTAATGATGAAAAATATCATGGAATTGCAAAAATAGAATTGGAAGATATGGATGGAAAACCAAGAATGGTGTGTAGCATACCAAAGAAAACTAAATACATAATGGGACCACCAGTGTGGCACTTGGAAGAGATATTTCAGAACAAATTAAGAGGATATTGTGGAGGAAAAAATCTAACCGAAATGGCAGACATGATAAATGAATATATAAAATTAGGCTTTGTAAAGGTAGCAGAAGGAGACGGATCATCTTTTGATAATACACAAGATGTCATGTTAAAGAGTATAGACAGATACATATATGATAGAATAAAAGATAAAATACATCATGTCGATAAAAATTTATTCATCAAGGAAAGTCAAAAAGTTTGTAAAACAATGTCTATTGATACTGTCGAGAATAAGAAAATCAAAACTTTATTTACATATAAAATACTAGGAACAGTTTTTAGCGGTGATTGTGATACTACATTAATGAATACAACTAGGATGTTATTATATTTAAGATATATACATGATAAATTTGGATTAAAATATGGACAAGATTATATAGTTATTGCAAAAGGAGATGATTTCACTACAATGTATAAAAACTATATTACAGATGAACAAATAAATGAGATATTTTATAAATACTTCTTAAAATCAACAAAAGACCCATCAAAGGTAGATGATAGAACTTATGGATTAGGACAAGTTTTAAAATTTTTAGACATAGGAGGACCAGAGATAATTAAATTCTGCTCATTGAGATCATGGTTTAAAAATGATGAGGAAATAATACTTACAAGAGATCCAAGTAAATTTACTAAATTGTCAATGTATTCAAGGAAAACAAAGTTTATGAATTATCAACAAAAAGGTGAATATTTATTAGATCAAGCAGTAGCTATTTTAAATTCTTATAAAGATATCGAATATTTTAGAATAATGGCTGAGATATATGTGAGAGAAGCAATTAAAAATTTTAATTTATCACAAATATATGAAAAGATGACAAAATACAAGAAAAAGAAGATACAAATTATACTAACAAAAGAAGAAAGAAAGAAAATAGATAAAGAAATATACAAATACATTAATATAATAGACGAAGAAGATTATATAAATAATGTGTTATATGATATAGGACATAGGAACAAAATATACAATATAGATGATGATAAAACTTATTGGGAATATATGAAAACAATAGAAAAACAGAGAACAGACACAATGACAGAAGATGAAAAACACAAAGTAGATAATCAGATAGCGTTAGAGTTTGACATTGAGTATTTAAAATCGAAACTAGGTTATATTGACCTTAAAAATGAGCAATTTTAAGAATAACAACAACAAAAATAATAATAATAACAACGCCAAACTATCAGTGCCAGTAAAGAATATGATCAAGTCATTAGTTGGAAATATAACAAAAGGATTGACAATATCAGCGCAAACTAATAGAACAGCAAGAAGAATAATGGCAAATAGAAGGAGAAATATAAGAAGAAACGTATTTAATAGACAACGAAGAGCTATACCAGCAGCAAGAACCAATAATTTTAATAAGCGTTTTTATGTAGACCAATTAACAGCAACTTCAGCAAGAGTATCAGGATCAGATTTAGTTTATGCAATACCAGATAATTTAACAACAGGCAATTCAACGAATGTCATAACAGTAATACCATGCAACCCAGCATACTGGTTAGGAACAAGAGTATCAGCAATAGCATCAGGATATCAGAATTATAGACCAATAAAATTCGAAGTAAATTATGTACCGCAAGTGGCTGTAACACAACAAGGAAATGTGATTGGAGGAACTATGTGGTTTGATGCACCACCATTAACAAATTTGCAACAAACATTAAGAACAAGTAATGGAGGTATGATGACACAATGCTATAAACCAGCTAGATCTACAGTAAAATTACAGACGAATTTACAGTACAATTTATATAGAATGGGTGGAAATATAGATCAACAATCGATGCCTTTTTATTATGTAGCAATTGCTGTAGCATGTAAGAGTTCAGAGAATGTACAAATAACACCAGGATATTTCTATGTGAATTATAGTTTTATATTCAAAAATCCAACAGGACCATCAACTGTGTATTATAATAGCGGACTAACTAGTTTTGATGGACAAACAAGTAAAATAAGAACAAATAGCATAGCAATATTATGTAGTGCATTATCAACTGAGTTAGCAACATTAGATGTAGGAACTATTTTAGATATAGAATACGAGCCATTTACTGATGTATATGAATTTATTCATAATGGAACAAAAGTAGACCCACCACTAGGCAAAATATGGATATTGAGTAATGGGCCAAATCAACCACTAAATTCATTACAGAAGAAATTATCAACAAAAATGCCAATACATTATAATACAAAGGGAACTGCATCAGGACTTATCAGTATACCACCACAATGGGGAGTAATATACAAGGATACGACTATTTCAAATTACTATTCAATAGCATTGAACCAAGGTAATTCATTAATTAGTTTTAATATAGGAGAAGTGGTAAAAGAAATATATATGACATCAGAATTAGGACAAAACTTTGGAACTTTATCAAATATACTAGGAAATTTATTAGAGTTTTTAGCACCAATAGATGAATATTACACATTAATGGTTAATACACCAGGCAAAGCTAAAGAAGATATGAATAAACTAAAGGAATTACAACAAAAGGAAGAAAATGATAAAAGTGATATTATATCAGAAGAAATCAATACCGAGAAGCGAGACTAACTAATGATTTGAATCCAACTAATAATAACAATGTGTGTGTCTAAACGGAACTACTGCTATAGTGTAGACGGATATGGTACGTTGCACAGTGGATCCTATACCATATCATTCACACATAATTGTTTACCTTAATAGTAACATTAATATTACA